ATAGCAAACGAGACTAGCTTTCCTACAGCTAACCCTGACCCAAGCAACAATGCTGGTACAGTTGTATCTATATCACAGCTTGCAAGTAGTCTTGCAGTCAACAGTAGTGGTGTAGCAACAATAACAAACGGTGCTGGTACAGGTAATACTGTTACTATAACTGGTTTTCCTAGCTCATTGGTTAGTCAGACATTACCAGCAAGCAGCGGTTTACAGGTACAAACAACATCAACTTTACACACATATACATTCCACAAACAATTAGCTAGTGCAGCCGATATACAGGCTATCAGTGCAACAGTTAACTCATTCTCAAACAGATACAGAGTGTCAGCCTCTGCACCTACATCTTCTTTAGATGGTGGTGACTTATGGTACGACACAACTAACAGTAAACTTATGGTTTACTCTAGTCAAAACTCTGCCTGGGAAGAGTCATCTGCGATTGGTAACTTTTTTATAGCTACAATATCTAGCTCATCTAGCACAGGTGGAGGTAGTGCAACAGCAAATGGAACAGCTTATAGATTTACAATATCTAACGCACCAGTTAGTGCACAGCAACTTATTGTTAGTGTCGATGGAGTCATTCAGAAACCTAACGCTGGATCAAGCCAGCCAAGCGAGGGATTCGTTCTTGTTGGCAACGACATTATCTTTGGGTCTGCCCCTGCTAACGGTGCTAGTATGTTCGTTACTGTTATCGGATCAACAGTCGGAATAGGTACACCTAGCGATAATACAGTTACAACAGCCATACTACAGAACGGATCAGTTACAACTCCTAAGATTGCAGATGCAAGCGTAACGACAGCTAAGATTGCAGATGGTGCAGTTACCATGCAAAAATTAGGAACATTTACACAAACTGGTACAGGAGCTACTGCAAGAACTGTAGACAGCAAATTAAAAGATGTTATTTCAGTCAAAGATTTCGGTGCTACTGGAGATGGGTCTACTAATGATGCTACTGCAATAAATACTGCCCTTTTAGCAGCAACAGGTAAAACTCTTTACTTCCCTGCTGGTACTTACATTATTGGTGCAGAATTACAACCTAAAACTGGAACTACTATTATTGGTGATGGTATTCAAAGTACAATTATTAAGGCAAGCAATTCTTTAGCAACAAATACAACTTTAATAAATATAGTTGACGGACAAGATGCTGTAACAATAAAAGATTTAAGAGTTGACGGTAACGAATCTAATAGAAGTTCTGGATCAGGTGGTAGTAATAATATAATGATAATGAGCAATAGGAACATACTTGAAAGAGTATCTACTATTGAAGCTGAAAATGCTGGTATTTTATTTGGAAGTACGAGTGATGCGTCTGAAGAAAATACAGTAAATAATTGTATTATTGAAGATAATAATGGTGTAGGCTTAAGTCAAAGTAATTGTAGTGGTACTATCATTACTAATAATAGATTTGCTAGAAATGGTTTAGAAAACTTAACTATTGATGCCAATTCAAATAGAACAATATGTACTAACAATAGATTCTTTAAACATTTTGGTGGTGTAGGTAATATTGGTTGGGACGACAGCGTAGATTCAAAAATTTGTGATAACTTTATAGATAACCAAAGTGACACAACTGCTACTGCTGCAAATAGAAACGCTATTTGTGTAAATAATGAAATTCCTGGTACTGATCCAACTACTCACCGTTGTATGATTAGTAATAACCATATTGTTAATTATAAAAATAATGGTATTTGGTTAAAAGACACAGATGATAGCGTCTCTACTGTAGAAGATGCTGGTGCGTTTATTATCAGTAATAACTTTTTAGCAAGAGCAGCTTCACCAGAGTCAGGTTCGACTGATATAAAAATTGGTAAGACAACATTTAAAATTATTATTGAAGGAAACAACGCAGAAGATATAGATGTAGATGATGCAACTCTTACATCCGTGTGGGGTTTCTCATCTGATGTACAGGTAGGAAGTACAAAACATACAGTAATAGATCAATTCACTGATACTGACAGAGCAAATGACAGACTTGAACCCTCTGTTTTTGTTAGTGCAACATACGATGGTGGAAATCTTACAGGAGATCAATCAGCACCTTTAGGAATATATGCACAACATGAATTAAAAGGTGCTACATCAACTAATGCCTATACTCATTCAATAATGGGTTATGGTCTAAATAATTCTGCTGGTGATAATGATGCTATTGGTACTTCTGGAAGAGCAAGAAAATTAGATGTAACAAATGGTGTTGGTGATGCTGCTGGTATTTGGGGAAGTGCTTATCAAGAAAGCACCAAAGACGGTGGTGTTATGGGTGCTGAAACTTCTATTTATCAAAATGTAGCTGGAACAGCAGCAACAGACAGATTAGGTGCTAAATGGTCTGCTTCACTACATGTAAATTCAGACAGCACTGGAAGTAGAGCTATTGCTGGTATTGGTATAGATAGTACTGGTAACAGTTCTAGTTCGGTTAGACATGGTTATTGGAACGCAATAATTATTGACGCTAACACTTTCTCTTCTAATGGTGCTAGTGCTGGTACAGCTGGTACAGTTGGTTTAAACTGTGGATCTTGGGGTGATACTTACGGTTATCCAGAATATGGTATTAAAATAGGTAAATCTAAATATACTTTGTCTCTTGGAGATCTACCAACAGACGGTTATCATTTATATAAACCAAATGGTGATATAAAAATAAATGCTAATCAAACATTTTTTGAAAGTGCAAATAATAGTGGACTTATTTTAGACTGTGGTAAAGGCCCAACATCTGGTGATCAATTAGATTATATTGATTTTAAAATAAATGGTGGTCTTAAAGGTAACATTGTATGTAGGGAAGATATAACTAATCATCCAATACAGATTAACTCTAATAATAATTCTACAGGTGGTGTTGAGTTATTTCACGGAAATGGTACAACTGCTACTAAACGTATTGAAACTACAAGTTCTGGAGTTACTGTAAATGGTACTTGCACAGCTACAGCTTTTGCTGGTGATGGTTCTGCCTTAACAGGAATTGCAGGGATTCCGACTGGTGTAATTGTTTTATGGTCTGGGGCTGCAAATGCTATACCTAGTGGATATGTTTTATGTGATGGAAACAATAGCACACCTGACTTAAGAGATAGATTTATTGTCGGTGCTGGTAATACTTATAATGTTGCAGCTACAGGTGGTTCGGCAACTGTAAGTCTTACAGAAGCACAAATGCCATCACACGTTCACCACGTTTACATAGCTACAGATAGTAGTGGCCCTTATGGTCATGCTTACGCATCTGGTAACAATAATTCTCAAGGTGCTATAGCTACAACATCAAAAGGTAGTGGAAGTGCTCACGAAAACAGACCTCCATATTATGCTCTTTGTTACATAATGAAAACATAAACCATGTCATTAACACAAATAAATAAGGCTGGTCTGGATGAAATAGCTCTGGATCATGTCTTTACAATAGGTGCTAGTGGATCTAGTGCCTACACATTTCAAGGAGAAGGGTTGACTGGCACTGTCAACAACCCTACCCTTTACCTTACAAGAGGTAAAACGTATAGATTTGAAAATGGCTCAGGTGGTCATCCTATACGTATACAAAGCACATCTGGAGCAAGCGGTACTGCATACAACACTGGCGTAACTAACAATGCTGGTAGTGGTACAGTTATTGTAGAAGTACAACACGATGCTCCTGATGTTTTATACTATCAGTGTACCAGTCATGCTGCTATGAACGGTATACTATACATTACTGGTGCACTAGCAGACAGTGGTGTAACTACAGCCAAAATTGCAGATGATGCAGTTACAGCTGCTAAAATCGCAGACGGAACAATACAACAATTTAACTTAGCATCAAATGCAGTTACAACAGCTAAGATTAATGCTAATGCAGTTACAACTGCTAAAATGGCAGATGGTTCAATAAATACTACTCAGATAGCAGACCAAGCAGTAACTCTAGCAAAACTAGAACACGGCACATCATCTAACAATGGTAAGTTCTTACGTGCAAACAACGGAGCAGATCCTACATTTGAGACAGTAAATACAGACTTAGTATCAGATACAAGTCCGCAGCTAGGCGGTGACTTAGCCAGTAACAGTAATGATATTGTTATGGCTGATAATGACCAAATTAAACTTGGAGCAAGTAATGATTTTACTATGTTTCACGATAGTTCTGGTCATACATTTCTCCAAGATCAAGGTAATGGTGCATTAAGAATTAGATCAGATAGTGAAGTAGCTATACAAAAATGGGATGGCTCGACTAACGAAAATATGGCTAAGTTTGTACCAGACGGAGCAGTAGAACTATATCACGACAACATTAAAAAGTTTGAAACAGGCACAAACTATAGTGTTCTAACCTCAATATCAAACGGAAACCCTGCTGGTTTAAAAATTACAAACTCTGATCCTAATAGTAATTATTCTCACGCAGAATTAAGACTAATATCAAAAAATGGTGCATCATATGGAGTCATATATAACGATCACGCAAATAGTTGTGTACGAATTGGACATAACACAACTGGTAATACTTTAGAAGTATTTAATGATGGAGTTATTAGATCTCAAGGAATAAAATTTGGAAATGATACCGCAAGTACTAATAATCTTGACGACTATGAAGAAGGAACTTGGACTCCAACTTTTGGTGGGCAGTTAACTTCTCAATCGTATTCTCAGCAATTAGGAGTGTACACAAAAATAGGTAATATTGTTGTAGCTAGTGCTCAGTTAAAATTAGCAGGTGATCCTGGAAGCTATGCAAGTAATGTTAGTGTTGGTGGCTTACCTTTTAATGGTAAAAACGGAGGCACAGGTGATGCTGCTGTTTTAGCATATCAAACTAACTTTAACTCTGCTACAGATGGTCGAGGTAACTTTACAGGTATGGTAAACCCAAACCAAGCTAGTATAAGATTTTATACCCCAGACGGAACTTATTATCTTTGGAGTGAAGTTAACGATAGAGATGAGCAAATAAGAGTTACCGCAACTTATAGAACAGATTAAATTATGGCATTATCAGAATCAACAGAGTACGACAAGGTAGAAATTGTCGGCCCATACAAAACGGTACAAGTCCGTAAAGCAACAGTCATCAAAAAAGATGGCACAGAACTTACAAGGTCTTTTCATAGATATGTACTACAACCAGACTCAGACATAAGTGCAGAACCAGCAGAGGTTACTGCTATATGTAATGCAGTTTGGACACAAGAAATAAAAGACGCATGGAAGGCTTTCCAAGAATCATAATCCCCAACGTAGAAAAGATAGAAACAATATCTATACCGTTACCCACTGCTGACGTTCCTAGTTATGTACCTTTGGTAGTGCCTCCTAGCGATCTTAGAGAACCAGAAGGTACAGAACCAGAGGCTACAGAAACTACGGAACAACCAGCACCGAGCATAAACATACCAATGATAAACATAGATGTACCATTACCTACCACAGAGGTAGTAGTGGCTGCAAGCTATGCAGCGGTATCTGCCGTAGCTGTAACTACGTTTGCTCAACCGTTTTTTGACACCATAAAGAAAAAACTACAAAAGTTTATACAAGGTAAAGTTGATAAATGGAAGAAGAAAAAGTCATCAAAGGACAACCAAGAAGTTTTACAAAAAAGATAAAAGATGTTGTAGAAGATAAAGAACATCAAATAGAAATACTAGGCACTTTTGTAAGATTAGGTGTAGTAGTATGGTCTGGATTTATCATTACCATGAACTATGTAGATATACCTATGGTTAAAAAATCTGGTAACTCTGACATTACTTTTGTGGCCTCGGTTTTTACTGGAGCTTTGGCCACATTTGGCTTGACTACTGGTAAGAATGGTGGAAGCAAACCTCCTGTATGTCCTATGGCAAACAAAGACAAACCAAAAACATGAGAAAATTACTTATTGCTATGCTACTGCTACCTGCAGGTGCATATGCTAATACTGTTACGCCTCAGTTTACCACAGGGTCGATGAACTCAACGACCACAACCACACAGACTATAACCGAAGTAGAACAGCGTCAAGTTTTTGGTGCTGAAGTAAAGACTTGGAATGGGTCTAACATATCAGCAGCAGCTAGTGCTGGTATCGCTGGAGGCGATGCAGTATTTACTGTTACTGACACTACACTACCTTGGTCACTAGAAGTCACATCAAGATCAGCTGGATTAGTAGA